GGGCGTCAGCGGATAGGGCGGGTTCATGACGTTGAAGTTGCGGACTTCGTTGTCCGTCATGTCCTTGGTCTGACCCTGCCGCCAGCGCTCGGCCAGGACGGCACCGTAGCTGATGCCGTCTTCCAAAGTGTAGCGGGGAATCTCCAGGAAATACTTGGGCTTGTTGTCCTCGCCCAAGATGCCGAGGATGTACGGAGCGCGGACGCTCTGAAGAAAGAACATTGGATTGCCTCCCAAACGATTCACTCACCCCAGAAAGCGTTACGAGGCGCTTTCTGGGGAAGGATGGATTACTTAGCCGGTTGTTCGTTCTCCGCGGGCGTAATGTCCACGTAAAACTCACTGTTGATCCGGCCTTGGTCCAAGCCAAGCGATTCGGCGGCGTGCCCGGAGATAGTGAATTTCACGCTTCCGCTAGGTGTGGCAGCGTAGAAACGCTTGTTTTCCTCGCTGCCGCTAGTGACAGGAGTAAACTCCACCGTCCGGGACTTGTCATCGTCGTACAGACCGGCAGTGATCGAGATAAGCTTCATTTTGCAACGTGTGCGATTCATATTCAGTCCCTTTTTAGCTTCCGCCAAGATGGCGGCAGCGTGTTGTACGATCGTCTCACTGGATGGTGCATCATCCAGTGGCCCTAGAACTAATTCTCGCTGTGTAGTGCCGCAATAAATGCACTTTCCGCCGAGACGATCGAATTGATGATGACATGCGGGTGTCTTCATTGCGGTCCTTGGGAAGGGATTGGACTAGCTCAGCTTCCAGGTCAGGACGTACAAGCCCTTGGACAGGAAGCGAGCGCCCACGCGGCACGTCGCGTTCACGAGACGATCGACGTAGGCTTCGGTGAAGTTCGTGGAGCAGGACAGGACGCAACCGGTGCTAAACGTCGCCACGATCGACGCACCTTGCGGGCAGGGAATGAGCGGGCCGCTGGCCGGACCGCCTTTCTTGCCGATACCGGAAATCTCACCGACGATCTGGGACCGGCCGGGTTCCTGGTCTGCAACACCTTCGATCGAGAAGGTGTCGGCGGTGGTCATTTCGACCACTTCGCGAATCCGGATCATGTCCAGGATCACGTTGTAGTCGATGGTATTGACGCCGTTGTCGATGGTGAAGTGGCACGTCCCGTCCTTGCCGTTGATCGGCTTAGAGGTCGTGTCAACCAAGGTCGGGCTGGGCATGGGTACTCCCTAGACAAAAACAGGCTGAGAAAGCGATTCGGCAAACAGCGCCTTGAACTCGTCAAAGTTGTCGAGGATGTCCTGATAGGACCGTCCCCACCACGGCCGCCCGCCATGGTTCGGGTCTTTGAACTCCAGGAACGCAGCGTGAATCACGTCGGTATAGATGAAGATGTCGATGATCCGATCCATGGAAACCGGGTCCGTTGCTTTGACCGATCGCCACAGGGCTCCAGATTCGCGGCGGGGATATTCGCCTTTGACGGAGCGGATCACGGTGCGACCGCGGTACTCCACGGGAACGCCGATATTCTCGCGGATTGCCTCGATACGCTTCTCGGCAAAGCGGCGCATGGCGGTCATGCCTGCCTGCTCCAGCTTCGCCCACGCCGACGCGACGAATGCTTCATTCGCCACTAGCTGGCCTGCTCGCCCGGCTTCACCCCACGCTCGGCAGGCGTGGTCTGGGTGAGGGGCTTGGCCGCGCCGCCCACCGCACCGCCGATCTGCTTGCTCAGTTCGGGGTCGGGCTCCACGAAGCCGCGAGGCGGCTGCTCCAGCAGGGCGTCGATCTGTTCCTGGGTGAGGGGTTCGGCCTTGGCCGGCTTGCCTTCCGCGAGGTTCGGCTGCGGATACTCGGACTGGCGCTCCGGAGCTTGTTCCTTGGCCTTGTCGTCCACTTCGATTTCCGGGAGGTCTTCCTTCCGGACCAGATGGGCACTGCTCGCGCTCATGCGGAGCAAATGGCTCCGGTGGTGGACGCGAACTTTCTTGGCGGTACGGTCAAAGTGCCCGTGCTTGCCAAGGTGAAGCGCGATCATTTCCGCGGTCACGCCCGGAACGCCCGCCGCGCCGCAGCCGTGGAGTTCCGGCTTGCTGCCCGGCTTGGCGAGCTTGGGGGTGACTTCCAGAACGAAGGTTTGCTGCATGGTGATTAAGCAGCGCCGTCAAGCGCCGCTTCCTCGATTTCGGTTTGGATGGAAAGGGTGAGGACGATCTGCCATCGCTTGATCTGGGTCTGATCGTCAACGGTCAAACCGCAGGTGAAGCGAAACGTCACGCCCGTTACCCACTTGAGCCCCAAGCTCGCTCCGGCCCGCCGGATCACGCGAAGGGTTCGCGTAAGCAGGGGGCCGAAGTCGTCCAAGCGTTCGGTCTGACTCGTGAGGGTGAGCCGGAAGTCCCAGGTGGCACGCTCAATGTAATTGACCGTGTTGTGGTCCTGGGCCGGCATCTGGAAGTCCTTCCAGGTTGCCGGATTCAGCGGATCGTCCGGGTCCGCGTATGTCGCCATGACCGCGTTCTCAGTCGCCATGGACGAATTCCCACCTACCGGTCCCTCCAGGATGGCTTGCGGGAAATCTCCATCCCCCTCGATGGCTTTCTCAGGGTCTTGGGTGCCCTGGATGTCAGCGAAATGGATGAAGTTGATGTCAGCGACCGGCCAATCCTTGTCCTCGCGGAGCAAGGTAACGAGCCGGGTATAGACAGTGGTGACTGGATCAATCATGGCTTAATAGGCGGCAGGGACGGTCACGTTAGCAACCATCCCTGCTCACCCTTGTAAGGGAGGACCGCGCCTTACTTCTCGGTCTTGCGGCCACGGCTCGCGGGCCGGTGGGCGTTGTCCGCTGGCTCGTTCTCCGCGACCTCCGAAACGCCCGTGCCCGGCTTTTCCTCCAGGTCCACCGGTTCGGCGGCCTTGGGTGCGGCCGGCGTCGGCGGGGGTTCCTGACCGGGAGCCGGAAACATCTTGTCCACCGTGCCACCAAGCGGTTCGGGCTCGATCGGGGGCTCGTCGTTGGCGTGCAATTCCTTGTCGGTCTTCGGCGGGACCGCAACCTGGACGTTCGGCTGGGACTCGGCGCGCTGGGCGTCGGTCTGCTGCACGACGGGCACCTGCCCTGGCAGCGGGCCGGGCGCGTGCGGGGTCTGGACCTGGGCCATCTGAGCCGGCGAGCCGTCCGGGTTGACGTACACGGGCTCGCGCCACCCGCCCGCAACCGGGTGGGCCAGGGCCACGAGCGGCGCGATGTCGGCACCGGGGATGGCAGTCAGCGGGGTCTTGTCGTCCACCAGCACACCCCCGCCGTTGCGGAGAATGTGGTTGATGTCGGCGCGGTGGGTTTCGACAAGATGCTGCTCGGAAAGGACCGTCCCTTCCATGTAGGGGCCGATGGTGGCGTTGGGCGCGACCATGATGCGACGGCCACCCGTCTTCTGGATAATGTCGGACATTGCTTGCTCCGGTAAGACACCGAAAATTTCGATATCGCGCGCCTCGCGAAAACGAACGGGGACGGCTGGCGGCGCTACGAACCAGCCGCCCCGTTCTGCAACGGACTTCCTGGGGAAGGACTACCCGAAGAAGCAGATGATGACCGCGGACGGGTAGTAGAACGCCGGGCCGCCGTTGTGGCCGCGATGGAATTCGATGTTCGCCGGGGTGCGAACCTCACCGTTGCGACCGTTGGCGCGGTCGATCGTGTAGCTGTAGCTGCCCGGCGCGCCGCCCGCGCTGATGTTGCGGGTCATGATGTAGTTGCCGATCGCGACGTTGCCGGGGCGCTGACCGATCAATACGCCGACGCCATCGGGGATGAACTTCTGGAACACGCCACCGCGCTTCGGCGGCTTGTTGTAGTACCCGCCGTCGTACACCCGGATGTTGGCGAGGTTCTGCCCGCCGAAATACCCGTTGGCGTTCACGAGGTTGTTCAGCGTCGCGCCCATGTTGTTGCGACGGCCGCCGAGGTCCAGGTTGTTGGCGTTGTTTAGCATCCGGTTGGCCGTGACCTGATTCATGTAGATCGTGGCACCGGCACCGAAGTTCACCGACCGACCGGCAGCCGTACCGCGCTGCTGGAGGTTCTGGAGGTCCAGGATCGGCGTGGCCGTCGCACTGGTGGACCACGGCACCAGCGGCGTGTAACTCTGGAAGCTGTACACGTCCTTGTAACCCACCTGCTGACCATCATCGCCGTCGATGAGGATTTGCAGGACGCCCGTGGTGAGCAGGGTCCAGATCGAGGACTCGATCCGGTCGTTCTCGCGCTGGATGAGGATGCGGTCCGCTTCCGCGGCGAGGTCGTTGATGGTGATATTCGTGCTGGGAATATCGAAATTCCCGGCACGAATCATGAGTTCCGTCTCGGTCACGTCGTAGTATTCACCGAAGACACCCGGCTCATACTCGTACGTGGTCGAGCCGACGCGCTGCACGCGCGTGGGCTTGCCGTCCAGACCGCGAAGGTGCTGGAGCCCGCCGTACACGTCGGCTTGGGTCCAGCGGACCTTGTAAAATTCGCTGGTCGTGATCGGCATGATTTCCAAGCCGAGGCGACCAGCGCGGTCCTGGACAATCCATTCCGGTTGAATAACCCGCGTGCGGGTTGCAGTAGTGGGGTAGGTGAACGGCATGGTGCCGACTCCCTGAAAAGGTTACTGACGAAGCGGCGAGTGGTGTTGCCGGGTGCCTCGCCGCTTCTGGGGAAGGCACCGCGTTTTTCAACGTGGTGGGGAACAGCGCCGTGCGTGTTGTGCTGTGGGCCAGGGACTACACGTCCCAGAACCCGTTCGGCAGGACGATGGCGGTCGGGCGGGTCGCGGAAATGTCCGCGAAGCTACGACCGCTGGCAGCGGTCGTGACCGTCTTCGGGATCGAACCCGTACCGGTGGCGCTGGGCGTGAGGTTCAGCGCCGTGCCGGTATTGACCGACGTGACGATGAACGTCGTGGTGCCGCTGGGCACGCCGAGGTTGACCAGGATCGGGTTCGCCTTCCAGGCGGCCGTGAGCCCGGTGACAACGGCCGCCGCGGTGGCGGTCGTGACCGTGAAGCTGATCGAGGTCGGGGCACCGGGGCCACCGGTGTAGGTGATCGTGTACACGTCGCCGGCCGTCACGGTGGTCGGCGTGAACGTGTCCACTTCACCCGCGACGGGGGTACGAGTCGTCACATCCTGCGGGTTCGCGATGCAATGCTCGTAGTAGGGCATCGTCATGAAGCCCGACTGACGGATGTTCGCGACGGCGCTGACAGCGGTGCCGATGAAGCAGCGGCCGTTCGCGTCGGTCACGAAGTCGTACTTGCTGAAGCCCATGAAGGTCTGGGTGCCGTCACCGGCACCGGGGACCATGGGGTAGAGCAGCTTGTCCGCCGTCTTCTGCCCGAGGGACATACCGGCGGTGAAGGTAGTGCTGGGGGCGAACCGGCCGGCGGACCACACCGCAAGGTGCGGGCTCTGGGCTGGGACGAAGATACGCCCCAGATCATATTGTTCAATCGTGTCGATCATTGGGAGGCTCCGTTAAAGACAACGCGGTGAAGTAGCGAAGGGATTGGCTGACCCCTGAATGAACGCGGAAGACCGAAATTTTCGGTACGCTGGCTAGGCGACCTTGACCTCTGGAAACACGGCGCGGAACTGGTCCGGCGTGTAAGCCGGGAGCCCCTGGCTCGTGCGGAGCTTGTTGGCCGCCTCGATGGTCATGGGCGTGCCGGTGTTGTCGAACGCGAAGGGCTTATCGCCTTCGCTGCCCGGAATGTCGCGCGGGGCCGGCTGATCCTTGCTGAGGTTCTTCCCCAGGTCCGTGGGCTTGCCGTCCTCGAAAGCCGCCAAGACCTTCTGATACGGGAAGCTCCCGTCTTCCGCCTTAACGAACATCGCCTCGATCGGCTGGGCATCGTCGGACAGCAGACCCGTCTTCAGGTCCACGGTGCCGGCGGCGAGGAACGATGCGCACAGGTTCTTGGCTGCGATGGCGGTGAGCCCGCGCTTTTCCTGGAGCAGTTGGACGCGCTCCACCGCCATGGTGCAACGGCTCCGGAGCAGGTCCGGGTCCATGGCGCTGACGCCGCCCGAGCCACCCTTCGCCTTGGTCTTGACGGCCTTATCGAGGTCCGCCTTCAGCTTGCCGTTCCGCTTCGCCATGTTCTTGGCAAGGCGGAAGGCGACACGATCCGCGTTGTCGGCGGTGACGGTCACGTTGTCGCCGGCCATCGCTTGAAGTTCCTCAAGCTGTGCTTCGGTCCAGTCCATGGTGGGACTCCTGTTACTGGCGGCCGGTGATGGTTTCCCTTCGCCGGGGCCGCGCTTGGCCGGCTGCGGGTTTTCGTTCATGTGGGCACGGGCATAGTCCCATGCCTCATCCGACGTGCAGACTGCATCGCACAGACCAACCTTGACCGCCTGCTGGCCGATGTAGACGCGAGCCGTGGCGGCATCGTCAATCTGTGCCTTGCTCATCTTCCGGCCGGACTGCACTTCCGCCTTGAAGACGTTGGCAAACGAGTCAACGCGGTGCTGGAGTTCTGCCCGTTGTTCGGGCGTGATCTTCCGGCCCGGCGCGCCGATCGCCTTGAACTTGCCACTGTCTAGGACGATGGGCTTAACGGAGCCCTTCCGCCCGGCTCCGCTGGCATCCACGAGTTGGGACTTGATACCCAGCGAACCAACTTGAGCAGCCGGCCCACAGGTGAAGCGAGTACCTTGGGTCGCGACCCACAGGGCAGCGCTGGCGGCCGTATCCTCCGCGTGGACGTAGACGGGCATGACCTTGGCCGTCTTTCGGATCGACGCCGCCAGTTCAGCCGTACCCTCCAGGGTGCCGCCGGGGCTATCCACGTCGATGAACACGGCATGCGCCTTGCCGTCCGCTTTGAGCGCCCGAGCTTGACGCAGGGCGTCACGCATACGCATCGTGGAACTGCCCCCCAGGACCGCCGACATCGACGTGTCGAACTTGGTCATGGGTCCGTTGATGGACAGTCGCACGATGCCATCCTGGAGCGTGAACGGCTGACGGCTCATGGATGCCGCGATACTGGCGCTCTTAGCCTGGGTCTGCCGAAGCTCCCCGCTCGTGAGGATCGC